TTCAATGAATTGGCTGGTATTGTTGAATCTTGGAGAGGTGATTTTGAACAACTTAGAGTTAAATCATCTAGAGAGTTCCCATTAGGATCAGTCATTAAAGGTGAAAGTTCTAATACTCAAGCCGTAGTCGTTACCAAGTTTGATTTTAACGCTGAAATTACAACTGGTGTTGGTGCTACTGTCATTCGTGGTTGGCAGAATGATATTGGATTCTTGAATAATAATCTTCAAGTAATACCCAACAACGAATACTATCAGAAGTTCTCATATTCACTCTCTAGTAAAATTCCATATCAAGATTGGAATGGTCCAGTAAGTGATCTTAACCATACCTCTGGTTTTGCTAAGTTTGCCGATTATCAATTAGAAAGTAAAGAGACAGATGAGGGTGACGCCATTGTCAGACCAGTTGACTCTAATATTGAAATTATTGTTGATATTATTGGAGAGGGTGATTTAAATTGTGTATATGATTTTGACCTTGTTTCTGAAGGAACTCAGTTTGTTAACGGTGAACTAGTCTCTGATGAAATTTTCTTTGAGAATCAACTTCTTACTGATTACTTCCAATCAATTGGAAATAGAGTTATTTCAATTGATGACATTAGTGGATACTTCAATAGTAATGAAAGAGCTGAACGTTTTACAACTATATCATCTTATGAGACAAACTTTACTTTCAATAAGGTGCTTACTTTCGCAAGAGATAACGTTTATACTGATGAAAGACAATTCAGTATCGTAAATGTTCTTCAAGATGGTATAGCTGGATATGTAAATGAGTACTCTACTATTGAAACATATCCATCACTTGGATTCTATGACTTTTTAATTGGTGGTGATGGATGGAATTTAACATTTAATCCAGTTAAGTTTGAATTCAACTCATATGATGTGTCAAGTGTGACTTTCAGTCTTCTTGATGGTATATCTGGTATTGGGTCTACAACGATTGGAGATATTGTTGACATCACCAGTAGTCAAACAACAATTGCTGGAGCTGAGACAACAATTGCTTCTTTCCCAACATCAAACAGAGCAGCCAAGATCTTAACCATGGTTAAGTCTGTTTCTGGTATCACTTCTGGAGAATATCATGCTGTC